GGAGAGTCATCACCCGGTACCACATACGCCGCCGGGAGTCTCAGCTTTCCGACCTCCGGCAGATTTTTGAACTGTGCCGCGCCTGCCACCCGGTTTTCAAAATACGGGCAGCGGGCACGCAGCGCAGCAATAACAGGCGTCAGTTTCATCTGTGTCGTCGCTCCGGCTTCAGTGATTTACGCAATTCCCGCGCCAGAAAATAGCGTGTCCAGCTGCGGTTCTTTTCAAGCGTTTCCACCATAAAGTTATTACGTGGAGCCAGCCGCCAGCCGCTGCCACCGGATGCACCACGATGATGACTACGACGACGTTTTGCTCCTCCCCGGACACCAAAAAACAGAAACGCCGGATAGAAGTCACCAGAGATCATCCGGTTCCCCTTCCCGTTGCGCTGGTTAGGGGCAATGCGTGTCATAAAACCGGCTCGCTTTTTACTAGCTCTCGGCACCATGTAACCAATCGAACGAGCCAGGCGTCCGGTCTGATAACCGGGGTTTTCACCCGGTGCCGACCGCGCACGGCGCATCACCAGCCGACGGGCATCACGCATATGACGCTGCCCAATCGTGACAAACGCCCGCCGGACACGGGCGCGGTTAAAGCGCATCTCCGCGGGCTGCTGAACATCAACGTGAAAAAAGGGAGTCGCCATTGCTGCCTCCGTGACTCTGCGTAAATTCGCCCAGTTCCGTACACTCCAGCAGCAGAAAGCGCCGCGCCCCGTTCAGATCGCGCTGACGTTTCACCCGGTACACACTGTCATCACAGACCACCTCATAATCAGCAGTGATCCCCCGGCGGTAGCGAATGGTGATGTAATGGGTGATGGCGTCTCCGGTCTGCGCGGTTTCCTGCCAGGTGGTGGCACTGGTCTGGATAACCTTCGCCCATGCCCGGAACGCAACCGGGTATTGAGGCTCCACGCCAAAGTTATCCGCGGGCATATCCACCCGCTGGCGGATCAGGACGCGTTTATTCAGTTCGCCGGGGTCCGGCAGAATGTAGGTTGCGCTGGTCTGCGCCTGACGAATTTTCATAGTGGTATAAGGCGATAAGGAACAACCAACCAGTTAAAACTCATTGGCAACTCCATTTTCTCAACGTCTGTAACCGTTGAGCGGTTTTCGTAGAAATGGCTGACAAGTAGCAGAAGCGCCAGCTTCACATCATCAGATATCACAAGCCCATCAGGATCATCCGCAGGCCTGTCATCTGCGGTTGCATACAACTTACGGTTAAGGAAGTTTTCCGTACGACTCTGAGCGGCCTTACCAAGCAGTTCAAGCAACTCATCTTCATCAGAGAAATCATCATCCAGACGGAGCTGAAGCTTAATCTCTTCCATTTTTAACAGCATAAAACCTCCTGTGCCCGCCAGAACGCGGGCACAAAAAAACCGCATTACGCGGCGTGCTGTATTACGTAAAAAGACTAATCAACCACCAACGCTACCTTTCCCCACCAGCGCTTTAATGGCAGAGGTGTCTTCCAGGATACAGTCAAAACGATGGAAGGCCAGAAAACCAGTCTGATCATATTCCGCGTAACGCTCAACCAGACGTTTAAGAATCATGTATCGCACACGACGGATAATGAAGCGATCAAAGTCACCACAGAACATGAATTTTTTACCCGCCCCGATATCATCAATTTCCTGATCAATGACATACGGTACATTCAACACTGAAGCAGGTGCCACACCAACAATATCCGGCAACCATAAAGGGCGTCCCTGACCGTCTTCCATCTCACTGATCAGTTTCAGCGTATTATCGTTAAACGCCAGGCGGAATTTCGGCCCGCGACGATATGCAGGATCAATGCTGTGTTTCAGAGCCAGAATTTCCTGCCACTTCACCGTATTTGCCGCGGCAGTCTGTGTTGTGCCGGTCACAGATGCGACCAGCCCTTTGGGTTGTTTAGGCGTACCAGCACCAGTTCCCTGAATCAGATAACGGGCTTCACCACGACCAATACGTTCAGCAATGCGACGGGCAAGATAAGCTTCCATATCGATCGCGCTGTCCTGCAGCAACTCATTAGACACACGAATGATTTTCGATGTCATTTTGAGCGCCCCAAGACTTCCCATACCGAAATCGGTGTCTTCTTCACCGGCTTCTTCATTTTCGCCCAGCAGAACACCAACTTCGGAAGTACCATCAGCTGTTGCCCACTCCATAGTGCGACCGTCAGAAGTGGTCAGAATCTGCGCCACACTGGCGATGCCACCGTAGGATTTCATCTTCTCAACAACTTTCGCCAGGAATGTTTCTGGTACGGTATATCCGCCCTTTTCATCCTGAGCTACACCCTGGGCACGAAGTTCACGCAACGCCTTTCGTTCTTCTGATGTCAGCTCACTGGCACCGTGACGCATCCACTTATCAAAAACCTGAGCTCGTTTCTCATCCTGTTGCGGATTGTTTTCCGGATCAAGATTCTGACGCTGCTCTTCCTCATTGCTTTCAATGTACGCCTGATCCTGACGACGCAGTTCTTCTTCGCGTGCAATTCGTTCATCAAGCGCTTCCAGTTCGGATTTTGCTTTGTTCCACTCAGTGCGCTGCTCTTCCGTCCATGCGTTATCACCAATTTTTTCATTCAGGGCGCGCATGTCAGTTGCGATAGTATTACGTTTCTGTTTCAGTTCATGCAGTTTCATGATGTTTCCTTTACGCGTTAAGAAGGGTCAGGACGCGTTCACGCGCCATACGTTGATTAATGGCTTTCTGTAGCGCGCCACTGTTGCGCGCCTCCTGCCATGCTTTCATGGAGCGAACAGCCGAGTCAGCCTCCTGATAGGCAGGATATGTCACAGGACTGACATCCAGCAGACGGGAAAAGCGGGTTATCTCGCGAATAACAACCCCGTCCTCATCCTGATACCACTCCTCACCGTCACGGGCGACACGGAAAGCGAAAGATGACTGGTTAATATCTCCACGTTGCATCGGGGCCAGCACCAGATCACGAATGGTCTGTGTCTCCGGAGCCTGGATGTCATAGCGTAATCCGCGCTCATCAACTGAAAGATTCAGCGTGCCTGCTGCACTACGCCCAAGAATAAAATTAGGATCGTGGTTAAACAGTGCGCGTACATCATCACCAAGCACATCGTCAAAAGCGCCGGGCCGGATGATTTCGCGGAATGAACCGAATATCAGCTCAGAACGACAGTCAAACACCGATCCATAACCGATAATGTGCGCCGGGTTATCGTCATGCCGCTCAGCACGCACCTCACCGCTGTAACAACGGATTTCACGGTCATTCATTGGTTTTTCCCTCATCGTTTTTTGGGGGCTTAAAATCTCCTGCCGGGTTAGCAGCATTCACGCTTACCAGCATCTCGTCCAGCCCTTCAACCGGATTCATATCCTCAAATGCGCGGGCCTCATTACGGCTCATCCATCCATCGGTAATAGCGAAGTGATAGAATTGCGCGCGCTCCTGCGGAGTTCCGCGTAAAAGCCCCGTCAGATTGAACCTGACGTAATACCCGGCGGCTAACTCAGCGCGGGTAAACAAGCGACGGTTAAGCTCCTGCTCCCAGTTCGTCACCCACGGCATCATCGTGTAGCGGACAAACTGAATCGCCTGCGCAGAAATATTGGAGAAGGTGGCTTTTTCGAGGTCATTAATCATGTGCGCAGGAATATTGAAAATACCGGCGATCATTGAACGGTTCAGCTTCATCATGTCAATGATCTGAGCGTCAACTGGCGACACAGTCAGTGCCTTGTAATCCAGATCGGCTGGCAGCAGCATGGTTTTGTTTTCCTGGCGGCGTAACGCCTGCGATGCCTTCTGCCACTGTTCTTTAAGCCAGCCCCAGCTTTCCTTATTGAGTCCGCTTTTAACGGATACTATCCCCGCCGGACGGGCATTACCGCTGAAGAAGCTTTCTGTGTACTTCTGACCGCTCATCCCCATGCCTATTGTTTCGGCATGTTGCATAATCGGACTCAGCCCCATCTTCTGATTATTACCCAGCGCTCGGATGTGGATCATATCGTCGGGGCTGATCGCAAACGCTCCATATTCGTTGTACAAACCGTAGGTGTATCGGCCACCAGTATTCATCAGCGTCGTTTCCCACGGCATACAGCAATCCAGGGATATGACTTCACCGCGACGATTACGTTTCACCCAGGTATACCCATTCCCCCAGCCAAGGATGTGACGTTGCTTCAGTTCGCGCCATTTGTAACTGGTTTGCCAGGTATTGGGCTCATCATGAACCAGATAAAACGCCGGATGATCGCGTGCGGGCTCAACCTTCCCATTGTGCCTGCGCATAACATGCAACGGCATCTGGGCAAGGCTGGAAGACAGGACATAGATACAGGAATACACCGCAGCCAGTTTCATCGCAGTTTCAGGACTGACATAAACGTCTGCCCGGAACAGCCCATCAGTATCAACGGCATCCCCGGTTATCGGGGTGGAAGGATTCTCCAGTGATTTACTTCTGAACAGAGCATCAAGCAGCACGCGTCCCCCTTCTGACCATAACCAGTGCTCCCACCAGCAGTAAAGCACCGGACAAAATCAGAGCCGGAGCCATACCAAACTGCAGGTAAACTCCGCACGTAAGCAGGCCAAAACCAGTCAGCCCGATAACATCAGCAATTAGTGATTTCATAGAATTAAGAGATCATCGTCCGGATCAAGAGATGAGAGGAAATCGTCAGGTTCTTTGAGCATTGCCCGACCGATCGTCATAATCAGTGCAACCGCACCATCGATTTTGTTTTCCGCCTGCTCCTTGACGGGCTTCACTAAATCATCGTTACCAGGCATGTTTTTGCCGACCACATTGCCGATACACCAGGTCATGATGGGATTGCCGTCATGATGAAAGCGTCCCGATTCAATCGCTGCTTCCAGCTCTTTCATCGGATCGGACATATTGGCGAAGTTCTGTACGATAGTGACGGGATTCAGATCTTCATCAGCAAGGTCATGTGACAGCCCGGTCGCCCCGAAGGGGTCGATGGGTGACTCACTGACCGGGCTGATTTTGTTCGCCGCTTTGGCCTCTTCGAGGATGTAGCGATAATCCACCTCTGCACCATCGGTAACGGTCAGGACGCCCATTTCCACCCATTTCTGAAAGCGTTCGGCTGTCCGTCTATCTTCATTTTTCTCGACGCTGTACACCGTGTCATACGGTACCCAGAAGCGCGGGGCCACACTGTAGTAATGCGTTTTACCGTCAATCTCGCGGGTATAAAGTCGCGCCATGCTGTTCATATCCAGCTTACGCGCCAGGTCAAAGGCCAGAATGCACGGCTGCCCCTCGAACTGCTCAAGGGTCAGTGATTTATCCTCGCAGCTCTGCCAGCTCACCAGGTTGAAATACGCCGAACGTGCCGACACCCAGATATTGAGGTGTTTTGTTTTAAAGACGTTTGCCAGACGGGCGTTATTTTTCGCACGCTGCTGCTGACTTAACAAAAATTCGCGATAAACCGACACGCCAATATTTGGATTGGCTTTTTCCAGCACCTGCGGGTCGGTCCAGTCGTCACCTTCATCAACGGTATAGATGATCCCGAGCAGTTCATCGTTAGGCACCGAGCCGTTGAGCATCTCGATGACTTCCCGCCGCTTGTCGTAGCACGGCCCCTCAATGTTGTACCCGGCGGTGGTGATGGCCCACATCAGTGGCTGACGTCGCGCCCCCATCCCGGTAAGCATTGTGGTATAAAGCGCATCGGTGGCATGCTCGTGATATTCATCAACCACGGCACAGTGGGGTGATGAACCATCACCGGGGTTGCCGATCAGCGGTTCAAACCGCGCGCCATCCTCCGGACGGTTCATGTTTGAGGCGTTAACCTCAATCCCGAACGCTTCCGTCAGCATGGGTGTGCGTTTACACATCAGTCGCGCCGGGCGAAAGACTTCCCACGCCTGTTTCTCTGTCGTGGCACCGGAATACACTTCCGCGCCAAACTCGTTATCACAGGCAAAACAATACAGGGCAACACCGGCAGAGATTGCTGATTTGCCGTTCTTACGGGGGATTTCGGTATACACCTCCCGGAAGCGGCGCAACCGGGTGCCTTTATTGACCCAGCCAAACGCACAGCAGATCACAAATAGCTGCCACGGCTCCAGCGTGATGGGCATCCGTTTGAATGCCCACTCACCCTTGGTGTGCGGCAACAGCTGAATAAATTTCGCGGCCCGTTCAGCCAGGTCCTTGTCGAAGCGGTAACGAAACGACTTACTTTTTTCCGCCATCAGGTCATCAAGATGGCGCTGGCAGGCCTGAATCACAAACTGGCAGGCCACAATCTTTCCGCGCACGACATCACGGGCATACTGATTGGCAGCATTTACGTTGGGGTAAGATTTCCGGCTCATGATTCGATAATTTTCAGAAACGGGTTAGTGGCTTTCTTCTGCCCCGCCAGGCCAATCAGACGCTGGCGGCTGCTGGGGTCGAGTCCGAGCATTGCCCCCGTGCTGCTCATCTCGGACTCCTGTTCTTTTTTGGCGGTCAGCTCCGGATTTTTGACCCTGCCGCCCATTGCACCGGTGATGGTGTTGCCCTGTATGGCAATATTTTTCACGGCACGTCGCCAGAACTCATAGGCCACGCACCACCGCTCAAGCA